ACGTAACATGCAGTCTGGTCGCAAGGATACGCTGCTCGCCAACACGTGTCACTCGATGGCCGAGGTTGCTGCCTCCTTCATCTTCGACTCCCCCGCGTTCATCGCTGCGCAGGGTGATGATGGCAATGTCCCCTGCCTCGGTTACGCTCGCACGTGGTACCAGCCAGGTTACATCAAGTGGACAGTTACCAAGGTCGGTGAATTCCTGAACTACTTCGTTACGCCTCGCGGCTGCTACCTCAACATCCCGCGCATGTACGCAAGGTTCACATCCCGCGAGTTTATCACAATTGACAGGGTCATTCAGCTCGCAGACAGCCTTCGTGCATCATTGGTGTACCACTCAACGGCAACGCAACGCCACTTTGCATATATGATCAATGCCCACCATTTTCAAACCGTGGGCCTCCTCTGGTCGTATGGCGACATAATGATGATGGAAGAAACAATGCGCTACTTCATGCATGATGGCCTTGAACTCGCCAAGTATCGCAAGAGTGGCTTTTTCAAGAGCATGCCCAAGTTTGGTGCTGGCATGGCAGCCCTACTCATGCCCACAATCTTCAAAAGTCCAGAGGTACCGGCGACACTCTCGCCTGACAACCTCTTTCGATATTTGCTGGTGGGCACTGATCGCAAGAATCCTCTGCCAAATGTGTTCATGCCTAAGACGCGCACCACTTATCAGCTGTCTTTCGACAATGCCGAGCCCAATCTCGCGCAGCCGTCGCAATAAAGGGTGTCCTTCTTAATAAACACAATCTCCATTTCAAAATCACCAAGGATGGATATTCTAAATGCTATCTCAGAGCCGTTAGGCAGGTCAGACCTAGTCACGGACGTCCGCTACTATGCCACACATGTTGCGGAAGCAATCGAGCAGGGTTATCCCGCGCTTCTCACGCTCGACGCTGTGGGCCCCAATGGCCTTCTCACCAGATCTCTTCGCGAAGAAGCACGCAAGTACGCGCGCTACCAAATCAGCAATCTCCGCATCGACTTTCAGTGCTCTTCAAACCCCTTCAAGGTCTTCGGAGCATACGGTGTCGGCTTCCACGAGGATCCGCAGTACGCCATCGACCCCTTCAAGTCTCGGCAACGTGCGCTTACATTGCAGCCCAATGGCCACTCCATGAGCGTCAACATTCCCATTCTCGGCGGGTGGCGCTACCTTCTCCCCGATCAGCAGACAAGGCGCACCTCTTCCTACGGCTCGGTCTTCTTCCCTTCTTTCTGCG